TAGTATGTTCTCCAACAGTTGCTACTATCTTGGAATCAATTCCTGGATATGCTGCTAACACTGACGGTGACAAAATGGACTTTGCATTTGGTGTACAGAAAGTAGGACAATTAAATGGTCGTTACAAAGTATACAAAAACCCATACATGACTGAAAACACAATCCTATTAGGATACAGAGGTTCTCAGTTCTTGGAAACTGGTGCTGTATATGCTCCTTACGTGCCATTAATTATGACTCCTCTAGTATACGATCCAGCTACCTTCACACCTCGTAAAGGTATCATGACTCGTTATGCTAAGAAGATGATTCGTCCTGAATTCTACGGTAAGATTTTCGTTAGCGATTTAGCTACTATATAATCTGACTTTAGGATTAGATAAATAAAGAGAGGCCTTCGGGCCTCTTTTTTTATGTAAAAATGTATTGATTCTTCCTATTTATTAATACAAACAAATAACGTTATCATATGTCTAAAGATTCGAATACTCCACAAGTATTATCAAACAAAAGAAGACCGAAGAATCCTATTAAATTTCAAGTACAGCTTAACGAAGAACAAAAAAATGCAAAAGCTTTAATCATAGAGAATCCAATAACAGTTCTCAAAGGTATGGCCGGAAGTGGTAAAACACTCGTAGCTACACAATGTGCTTTAGATATGTTATTTACCAAACAGGTAGAAAAGATTATCATAACAAGACCTACCGTCTCTAAAGAAGAAATAGGATTTCTACCAGGCGATATACGTGAAAAGATGGACCCTTGGTTAGCACCAATATATCACAACTTATATATGCTTTATCGTAAAGAAAAAGTTGATAAAGAAATGGAGTTAGGTAATATAGAGATTGTACCATTTGCTTTTATGCGAGGTAGAACTTTTGTAAATTCGTTTGTTATTGTAGATGAGGCACAAAACGTAACCCACAGTCAAATGGAGACAGTCATAGGAAGACTAGGCAAAGGTAGTAAGATGGTAATTTGCGGGGATCTAGCTCAAATTGATTTAAAAGATAAAAGAGAGACCGGTTTTTCTTTTTTAGCAAGATTAGAAGAAGCTGTAGAAGGATTTAAAACAGCATCTTTAGAAGTTAATCACCGGCATGACATAGTAGCTCCTATTCTGAACGTATATAAGACCTTCAGAGATTAGTAACTATTTATATTAAAACTGTCCATGGCCGCCGGAAGATACACTTTTACTATAGAACAAGGAGCTACTTTAGATTTTGAAGTATTATACAAAGACTCTAATGGCAATCCTATTTCTCTAGAAGGATATGATGCTAGAATGCAAATAAGACCGTATGCCGGAGCATCTACTGCTTATATTACTCTTTCTTCAAGTTTAGCAGCAGATGGAACAGGTTTAAATCTAAGCGGTAGTAACGGGACCAATCCACCTTCCTCAGGTTCTATAGGTATATTTATTTCAGCTAATAGCTCTTCAGCTTTTAACTTTAACGAAGCATCTTATGATTTAGAGATAGCCTCAGGAAGTTCTTATCCCGTAGTAACCCGAATAATAGAAGGTAAGGTAAAATTATCTAAAGAAGTAACAACAGGAATCTACTAATGGGAAATAGAGTAACAATATCACAAAACGGAGCTACAGTAGTAACGGTTAATACCCCTGGACCTAGAGGGCCTCAAGGACCTGCAGGATCAGACGGTTCAACTGATCTTACTATTGCTCAAGCACCTTTTACTACCGGGTCTAGCACTAACGGTATAATACCTAAATTATTTGCTGCAGGTAATTGTTCTACTATAGGAAGTTACTCTTCTATTTTAGGAGGACAGCATAATAATGTAGAGAGTAAATGTAGTACTATTGGTGGCGGTCGACACAACGAAATAGAATTAGGAGCAGACCATAGCTTTATTGGCTCAGGGTACTGTAATGTTATATCTTACCCTTACGGTACTATTGGAGGTGGACAGGAAAATTTAGTCCTCAGGGAGTTAGGAACTATCGGTGGGGGTATATGTAACCGTGCTGGATGCTGGGCTACAGTTGCAGGAGGTTATTCAAATTGTGCAGGAATATTTTTTGATGTAGTAGCAGGGGGGTATGGGAATACTGCTAACGGAGCTAGAGGATTTATTGGAGGAGGAGTAAATAATACTGGTAGTGCTAATTACAATACTATAGTAGGAGGACAGAATAACTTTGTTAACGGTGCTGGTGATTACGGTAATATTATAGGAGGTCAAAACAATATAGTATCTTCTAGTAATACCTTCGTACTCGGCTCAGATATACAAACAGATAAAGATGATTATACGTATGTTCAAAATATACATATAACTGGTTCAACCACTACAAACGGTATATTACAGCTTACAAGAAGAGAAACTACACCAACAGGAGTAGAAGGGATGATAATGGCATCAGGTTCTGCTGGTTCAAGTAAACTATATTATTACGACGGAAGTTCTTGGAATGCTCTGTTCTAATAAGTAGTTGTTAGAGTATAAGATTTTTAACAACTATTTATAAAAAAAAAACATGGCAAACATTCAAATCTGGCCTGGTTCAGGATCTTTTTTCCCAGGAGACACACCTTTCGGTTTTTACGACAACGATTTAGATTTTCAAGTAGATGCTGAAAAAGTGGCTAAGTTTTGTGGTACAAGACTTGGATACCCACTAATGGATGTTGAACTCCAAGAAGGTCAGATGTATGCATGTTTTGAAGAAGCCATTACAACTTACGGAAACGAAGTATTTCAGTATAAAATTCGAGAAAACTACCTAAATATAGAAGGGTCTTCTACAGGTAGTAGTTTAAACAATACTTTAGTTGACCCGGTATTAAACAGGACAATTCAAATTGCTAAGTCCTACGGAACTGAAGCCGGTGTTGGAGGTAATATAACAAAGTATTCAGGCTCTCTTACATTAACAGCAGACAAACAAGAGTATAATTTAGATGCCTGGGCAACAGATGCTGGTATAGAAGGAGGAATAGAAATAGTAAAAGTATTCTATGAAGCACCTCCAGCAATACTACGTTACTTTGATCCGTATGCAGGAACAGGAACAGGAATTCAATCTTTAATGGATGCATTTGATTTTGGTAGCTTCTCACCCGGTGTAAACTTCTTATTAATGCCTGCCTCATTTGATGTACTAAAAATACAAGCCATAGAATTTAACGATCAAATTCGTAGATCGTCTTATAGTTTTGAAATAGTAAATAATAGATTAAAGCTATTTCCTATCCCAACGGTAAGCGGTGGTTCTGTACTTTTTGAATATCTTCTATTATCGGATAAGAAAAATATATCCCCCAATGATTCTGGAGGTTTAGTAACCAATGTTGCAGACGTACCGTATAACAACCCAGTTTATAGTCAAATAAACAGCGTTGGACGTCAATGGATATTTAGATATACTCTTGCACTAGCCAGAGAATTACTAGCATATGTAAGAGGAAAATATACAACAGTTCCAGTTCCAGGCTCAGAAGCAACTTTAAATCAGTCAGATTTATTAACAGATGCAAGAGCTGAAAAAGAATCTTTGATTACAAACCTGAGAGAAATGTTAGATCAAACATCTAGACAATCCCAGTTGGAAAGAAAAGCTAGTGAAACAGAAAGTTTAAATAAAGTACTGTCAGCAGTACCTTATACAATTTATATAGGGTAATGAAATTAATTAATATCATATCAGAAATACAGTTTTCAATGTTCCAGTCAATTGTGAGAATAACTCACTCTAAAGACATTAATGTACAAGATGTAGCTGAATTGATTAGAGCACTTCCAGGAGTTGTAACAGTAACACAGCTTTCTCATGATAGTGATAAACATACTGCTAATATGAAAATTAAAATTTTAACAACAAAAGATGCAATTACAGGTTTTTCAGCTTTGAAGTCTAATGCAATAAAACGCATACCGGAAGTAAAGAAACTTGAAGTTGCAAACAAAACTATAGAAAAGAAAAAATAAATGCTATTTGGATCTAATAGAGATTTTGATTTACTTATTAATATTAACCGTGAACTCCTTCAAGATATTATCGAACAGGAGATTGGTTATTATAAACTCTCTTTAGACGATACTCAAGCAAATATTTACGGAGAAGCTACAGAGAAAGTTTATTATAATCCGGTTAAACTAAACTGTTTAATAACAAGAGGAGATCAAGTAATAAACGTTGACGAATTCGGTCCAGACCTAGGAAGAGAAGCTTCTTTTGCTTTTATACGAAAAGATTTAGAAGATGCAATAGTTGTCCCAGAAGTAGGGGATATAGTACTTTGGCATGAAGATTACTATGAAGTAGATACAGTAAGAGAGAACCAGTTATTCTTAGGGAGAGACAAGTCTTACAACATTGCTTCGTACGGAGGAAACTTCGGATCTTCAGTCTCTATTATAGTTGATTGTCACCTAACACGTGCAGAAAAAGTCGGAGTAACAAGAGTAAGATAAAATGACAAATAAAAAAATACTTCCTAAGACTCAAGCACAGCTATCACAGGCTACTATTACTCCGTATCTCAATCAAGGAAAAGTTCCTTTAAGAACACCAATCAAAAGAGCTGAAAATAGATCTGTTAAAAACGATGATGTAAAGCAGTTCCATGTCGGACTTAGAGATATAGATGAAACTATAGTATACTATTTCAACGAGGTTATTAAACCGTCTGTAGTTAGAAATGGTAAAAGAGTAAATGTACCCGTTCTATACGGTTCACCAGAAAGATGGGCTTCGGTACAAAAAGATGGCTTTTATAGAGACAAGAATGGTAAGATTCAAACACCTCTTATTATGTTTAAAAGAGATAGTGTTGAAAAGAACCGCCAGCTTGGAAATAAATTAGATGCCAACCTTCCAAACAACTTCGGTATATTTAAAAAGAAATTCTCTAAAAAGAACGTATACGATAGATTCTCAGCTTTATCTAATAGAAATGAAGTAGAAGAATATTACGGTGTTATTATACCGGATTATGTAAATATAACATATTCTTGTGTGATCTTTACCGAATATGTAGAACAGATGAATAAAATAGTTGAATCTATCAACTTTGCTTCTGATGCATATTGGGGTGATCCTGAGAAGTTTAAGTTTAGAGCTATGATTGATTCTTATTCAACCACTACCGAAATGGTGCAGGGTCAAGATAGAATGATAAAAACAAACTTTACTATCAACCTTCTAGGTCACATAGTACCGGATTCTATCAATACTTCAATAGCTAATATGAATAAATTTTATTCTAAATCAGCTATTAACTTTACTTTCGAAACAGCAGGTACTGAAGAAGCTTTAGCAGCTTTAGCAGCCGGTAAACCTAAAGTAAGAACATTTGACCAGGCACAAGGAGCAACAGAACCAATAGGAACTTTAACAGATGCAGAAAGAGAGTATTTAGCACTTTCTATCGTAATAGATACAAACGAAACAGAAGATTATACAAGCGAAATAAATGTACCGGAAAATAAAGTAACCTTCTTCGGAGTTACTATAGCTGATACACCCTCAAAATTTCCACCTCTAACGGTAGAAAACTTTGAAGTATACATAAACGGTCTAGCTATTGAACCGGCAGCCATTAGTTCTATAGAAGAAATATCCGGTAATACAGAGATACTATTTATAGTAAGCGAGTTAGGTTACGGCTTAAACAGTGAATTTGAAATAACAGCAGTAGGTAAATTTGAATATTAATGGCACAGATTTTTTGGGAACAAATACGAAATCAATTACCTTCCGGAGGAGAATACTTAACCGGCAGTCTTACTGTATCTGGTTCCTTTGGGACAACTGGGTCAATATATTATAATGGAGTTTTATTAGAAGACCTTATTGGTGCTGGAGCTAATACTTCAACCACATACGGAACAGAAACAGTAGACGGTACAGTAGGTATAGCAACATCATCAGCACACTTTGTAGATGCAGTAGTTAAGTCCGGTCTATTTAGACAAACTGGGTCGGTTTGGGCTACAACAAATTATTTAGAAATCACCGGTTCGTTAGCTATAGATGTAACAGGATCTGGTAAAGAATTTAGTCTACTAAAAGACGGAGAAGAAAAATTTAAATTAACTCAAGATGGAGTAATCCAGTTTGTTTCACAATCAAGCTCTCCCTCAGCGATTGCAGGAGGAATGTATTATGATCAAACAGACGAATTCTATTTAGGGTTCCAAAACTAACACATATTTATATTAAACTTTTAATACCTTTTTAAAATGGCAGAATGGAAAAAAATTATAGTATCCGGGTCGGATATTTCACAGTTAAATAATGACGCGGGGTACTTAACTTCTGTCACAGCACAAAGTGCATTTACTACAGCATCATTTAATGGAACAGACTTACTAGCAGATGATTCTCAAGGGCAGTTAAACTTTACCTCAGGTTCAGGAGGAGATGCCGGTATATTAATTACAGCCAATGCAGGGACTGATACTTTAGATATTAGTTTAGGAGCTGGAGCTGTTCCAAATACCGCTTTAACAAATGATAGTATTACTGTTGGTTCAACCGAAATTGATTTAGGTTCTAGCAGTACAACATTAGCAGGTTTAACAAGTGTTACTTCTACAGGATTTACAGGTTCTTTATCTTCAACTTCTACTTTAGCAGATGGTGTTATAGCTACCACACAAACA